CACTCATACATCTACTAATGAATTCTTGCTCATTTTCTGATGAACCTGGTTTGATTGGCATATTATTTGGTTTTATCGGTTATTTTTCGTATCTTTGATAATATAACAATTGGTTACAAATTTGTTATATATTAAATCAAGTTACAATGCCTCGTAAGAAAAATCCAAATAGTATTTCCAATTATTTTGATGAATCAGTTGAAGAAGCTATTCGTTTATATAATATTGCGGAAACTGATAGAGAAAAGAATAGATTGTTTGGTATAATCTATCCAGCAATAGAAAAAATAGCAGAAGTATTTTACAATAAGGTAAAACCTCAATATATGGAAGGTGAGCCGCTGCATATTCAAATGGATTGTATCCAATACCTTACTGAAAGATTGTGTAAAATAAAGCAAGGTAAAGGAAAAGCATTCTCATACCTTACAGTATGTGCTCGTAATTTCTATATCTTTTACAATATGAAAGGATATAAGGATGTACAAAAAACTTTAAGCCTTGATACTCTAAATGAGAACTGGGATGTATCTGATAATTCTCAACAAAGATTAGAGGAAATGGAAAACCATGCTAATTTACTACATGCGTTCACCAATTATTTAGAAGAAAACAAAGATAAATTTATTAACAATAATACAAAGAAATCAGCACATATGATTGATACAATTATACAATTGCTTCGTAGTTCGGATACTTTGGAAAATTTTAATCGTAGAGATATAATGAATAGCTTGGTTGAAGTAAATGGTATTGTAGTTGAAAGACATTATGTTACTAAATTTTTCAATGCAATTCTAATGCATTATGAACCATTTAGAAAGCAATGGAATAAAACACAAACTCCAATGGATTTTATTGATAAAGAAGAATTAACTGAAAGTGAAATCCAATATTGTATTGAAAATTACTCTCAAGCTAATAGAAAGTATGGTGTAATTGCTTTAGCTAAACAATTTAGTGTTCCACAATATACTGTTAGAAAGGAATTAGCTAAAGTAGGTTTGTGTAAAATATAATTACTTAATAATATAAGTTCTATTTTCGTATCTGAATCTGCTTACAGTCAATGTATCTAATGTTCTCCAATCTCCACCAGGGTAATCTCCCTGTAAGTTATACATTTCGTTATTCTCTTTTGTCAATGATGCTTGATTACCAACATAAGCTGCTGGGTCCCAATACATAGTATATCTTCTATTGTTACCTTCTTCAGTAGTGTACCAACAATTAATTGGATTATCACTTCTGCTTTCTCTTAACTTATTCATAAAGAAATTATAAGTTACTGCTTCAATAGCAAACTTCTCAATCTTTTTATATACTTTATTTGCATCCATTATTATTCAGTTATAGGTCCACCAACAACCCATGCATCACAAGTTCTACTTGCTGCACATTTAAAATCATAAGCTTCACAATACCCAATCTCTCCAGCTTCAATTGCTTCGTATGGGTCTACTTCTTCACCTAATCCTTCTGCGATACATTTAAGTATTTCTGGAGTTCGGTAAAAGAATGCGCAATTACCACAAAGGGCTTTTTTTGCTTCTTCTTTACTTCCGTTGAATTGGTCTGCTTTTGCTTGCCAATATTCTTCGTTTGGTTCGTTTGGGTTAAGTGGCCCGTAGTTTGCTTCATCTATACACTTTTGTCTATTCTCTATATTCAACTTAATATTATAAGTTGATTCAGGACAACCTTCTATTGCATCTAATAATGCAGGTGCTACACTTCCACTAGCTGCTTGGCCAGGGTAAGTTGATGCTACTGATGGTTGTGCTTCATTCTCTTGAATTAATCCTAAACCTTTTAATTTGTTTCTACTCCAACTTAATGCTGATTTACCTCCCCATAATAGGAATGAGATATATCCACAATCTGAATTAGAATCTGCATTATCGTAATAAGTTTCAGCTCTACTCAAATAAGAATACATTCTTTTAATTGTTTCAACTGATATAGGTTCACCTTTTGCTAATTGTTGTGCTCTCACTTTACCTACTGGAGTTGCACATTTATTGTTGTTAGCTAGATTTAATTCTATTCCTCTCTTAGCATTATTTGAAACGGAACTACCATAGTCTGAATAGCTCTCCATTTCAACCCTTTTCTTTGTCTTATATCTACTATCTTTCTTTATTAGTGCTCTTATCTGACTTAATACTAAAGCCGCTTCATGCTCCTCTAAATCACTAATTTCTTTATTTAAATAATCTTGCTCTTTAGCTGCAGATACTAAATTGTGTCCGAATAAACCTTCAATACTGAATCCTTTAACCTCTCCAGTCTTTACATAGTTATTCCAAATATCTTCGTTATCAACTTTGAAAGTACCCATCCAAGTACCCACAGGTACTGAAAGACCATATAATGCTGATTTATCTTTTGTTCTACTTTCCACAATCCAGCTCTCCACCAAAGTAACACCATCAATTTTTGAATCATGTTCTAATGTTGATTTGTCCGTGTATTTCTTTTTTAAATACATTTCGGATAACCTCTTAATTGTTTCAGGCTTAAAGAATACGTGGTAAGGCATTCCCTCACCATCTATACGCAGTATTTGCTTATCAGGGATTAAAATAGGTCCCATCAATAATTTCTTCTCATCATTTATTGCTGCAAATTGTATCTTTTCTTTATCAAAAAATACAAAGTTAGATTCAATAGCTGGTTCTTCTACTAATGAAATAGCAAAAACCTCATCTATATTCTCATCTTCTATTACTAATTCGTATATCATATTACTAATTTAACAATTAATTATCCGTTTGTACCACCACTAAAGGTAGCTGCTCTTGTTGTTCTTCTATCTAAAGCTTGTTGTGAAGTTACATCACCACTTACCACATATGCTTTTATTGGTTGTCCAGATGATTTAGCTATCGTTCCAGCTATCTGAGCGCCAGGTGTTGCCTGTCCTGTTGTACCAACTATTTGTGGTACAGTTGTTCTTTCAATTTGTGGTACTGCCGGCGCTGAACCTGCACCTGCTCTACCTGGTATTGCTCCACCACCACTTGCTGAACCACCACCACTTCCAGCTGAATTGATTTGTTGAATTGCTTTTACACCAGCTGCGATAGATGATGCGATACTCAATGCTGCACTAATAGAGTTGATTGCTACCCAAGGTGCTCCAAATGTTAATGGAGATGCTGCTACTGCTTTCGCGTTAGCAATGCCGGTATTGACTAGTATTTTTCCGATAGCGGCAGCCTGTTCTACTACAACACCGGCAATTGCTACCTTCTTATTCTCTCCAGCCAATGTTTTTAATAATCCACCGAATTGAGAAGCTAAATCTAATTGAGCATTTTGTATTTCTGCTCTTGCTTCTAACTCAGCCATATCAATAGCTCTTCTTTCATCAGCTGCTGCTTGACGAATTGCAGTTCTTTGATTTTCAGTAAGATTATCTTGTGCTAACAACTCAGCTTCTTTAGCTTTAATTAATTCCCTTTTTCTATCAAATGAAGTTGTAATGTTAGCTAATTCAGTTTCTATTCCTAATAATTCATTATCTCTACGTGTTTGTGTAAGTGCTTGTCTTTGAGCTTCAGCATCTAAAGCAATTCTTGTCTTTTGTGCTTCAGTTAATCCAATAACTTCTAATGCTTTCTTTTCTTCTTCATTAATAAGAGCTAATAAATCTTCGTACTTCTTTCTTTCTAATTCAACTCTTTGTTCTGCAGAATCTGCAATAATTTTATTTTTATCATTTGTACATAATCCTTCAGCACATAATAATAATTGCTCTTTTAAGTTTACTAAAGCAATCTCTCTATTGTATCTATTATTTAATTCTTGTAGACGATTCTCTTGTGAAAACTTAAATTCTTCAAATGCTTTTTGAGATATTTCTTTTTCTCTTAATGTTTTTTCTTCTGCTTTCTTAAGTTCTTCCTCATTATACTTCTTATTGATTGCAGCTTCATCATTCTTATATGCTTGTTGTGCATTAACTCTAGCACTCTTATATTGGTCATCTATTGCTGAGAAATCAGTAAACCCTTTTTGTTGTGCTGATTTAACTGCAGCAACTCTAGCTTTTTCTAATGTTTCTAAGTCTTGATTTAACTTCTGACCTCTTTTGTATATCTCTTGGTCTCTTTGTGATAGTGTTGAAAGATATGCTTCAGTTTCTACTTTACCAGCTTCAGCAATTGCTTTTGCTCTTTCATCAGCTTCTTTCTTATCTTGCTCAGCTCTTTTCTTACCAGCTTCTGCTCTTTTCTTTCTAGCTTCTTCAGCTGCTTTTCTTTCTTCTTCGGTTAATCTTTTACTTCCGGCAGCAAATGCTTTACTACCTTGTTCCATTCCATCTTTAATACCATTTGCTATACCTGTACCAATACCCTTCACAGTGTTCTTTACATTGTCAACAGTAGCTTTAAATCCGTTTTTGATACCTTCACCTACCTGCGATACACCTTCCTTAATTAAGTCTAAATCAAATGTAAATACACCCTTTAAAACTTTACCAGCACCGCCGGCAACTTCTGTTAATACTTTGAAAGCATTTACAAAATTGTTTATAATAAATCCTACTAAACTCTTTCCTACATTAAATAGGGTTTGGAATGTAGCTGATAACACACCAGCTGCAGTTGATAACGCATTCATAGCTTTATCAGATGACAATAATCCTATAACTAAATCTGCAAATAGGTTAGCAATCGGTTCTATAATAGCGAACAATCCGTTCATTATTTTAGTGAATGCTTCTGTAATTTTATTTAACTTAGCTTGTCCTTCTTCGGTTCTACTTAATGCTTCTTTAATTGCTAAAAACGCTGATACCAATAAACCAACTACACCTAATGATATTGCAATTGTTTTACCAAATGTATCTATTGATGTTTTTGCAGCTTGGAATGATTTACCAATTTGTCCAATAGGACCTGGCAATGCAGCTAACTTATCTTCTATTTGAGCAGATTGGAAAGCAACTCTTTGTTGTTGGTCTCCTAAATCATCTAACTTATTTGATAAGTCTTGGAATTCTTTAGTACCAGTCTTACCTTCATCAGCCATCTTCTGCAAAGCAACAGTAGTTTCTCTAATTTGTGACCTTAAAGATTTAAATTTACCATCAGTTTCACCGGCTTTATTACCTAAATCACCAACCTCATCGGCACCAGTAACTTTTGTTTCAATAACGGCTGTATAGGTTGTTGTATTATCTGCCATACCAAATGCGTTTTATTTGTTGTTTTGCTTCCTTCCAACTATATGGAATCTTATATTTTCCTTTAGCTATGTCAACTTCTCTGGATACACCATAGAATTCTCCCATTGCTAATAAATCTATTATATTTTTAATCATATTACTATAACATTTAAGTTAAATTTTATTAGTAAGGGGTAATACCATATTGTTTTAACATTGTACTGATGAAAATGCGGTTACAACACCCGTTGATGAGTTTATATCCCAACATCCACCATTCATAAATACATTTGTATAACCTGTTAATGGATTAGGAACTGTATCAACATATACAAAACATCCAACCCCAAATGTACCACTAGTACAATCAGAATATAATGTTCTATTATTAGATGCATCATTACAAGCAGCTGAAACTGAGTTGCCATAACCACATCCTGTAAATGAATAAATGCCAGGAGGTAAAGTTGTTGTTGTAGTAGTTGTTGTTGGTGCAGCTGTTGTAGTTGTAGTTGTAGTTGTTGGAGCTGCTGTTGTTGTAGTCGTTGTTGTAGTTGTAGTAGGTGGCGGCGGCTCAGGGTTAGAACCAAATGTTCCCTCTAAAATTGGACCTAACAGCTGAACATTACATTCACCTGTTGATAGGTTATAATCATTGATAGCTCTTAAATGGTAGTCGTTCCCTCTAAAGCTAACGATATCATTTAGTTCCATCTTAAAGTAATCTGCCAATGGTATAATTGCTGACATATTTACTAAACGAGTTCTTGGATTATACAAAAGGTTTACATAATCACTCCAATATTCAGAATACAATGAATTTACAGGTTGTGTACCATATACAGGAGCTTCATTAAAAAATAGTAATGATTTAGAACCTGTTGTTGGAAATTGTGAACCTGATACTACACTATAATTGTCAAAGTATGGAAATTGATTAACTTCATTTGCAGCATTGGATGCATCTTTAACATAAAATTGTTCACAATCTACTTGCCCATTATAATATAAAAGACGAGGTTGAACTCTAGCCGGTGCATAATCAGCTGCCGAAATGTAAGTTGGTATGTATATTGGTATAATCTGACTCATAATATTTTTATTTTAGGAACATGCTACTCCTTGTGTTACAGGTCCACTATGACTACCCTGTCTACCACAACCTAAATTAAATGCTGCGAATGCAGGAATAAATTGTGATTGTGGAGTTCCAGCACAATCAATCCAAGTCATAGTTTGATTAGCTGGTATTGCTATATTTGTATAAACATAACAACTATACGATGGTGCTAAACCTGAAACACTTCCTGATAAACCAGTTCCAGTTATTTGTAATAATTGTGTAGATGCTACAGCAGTTTTAACTTCAAACTTACCTTGTGAGAAAAAGTTTTCAGTATCAGTATAATATGCTTTTCCAAATTCTCTATTAGCTTCTTTACTGAATTGTTGTGAGATATAATCTTGGTCTAATATATCACCAAAATTTAATTCATTCACAGCTAAATTATTTGCTGGAATTACTTCTATTTTTTCATTAAGATTTGCATATTGATTAAAATCCCATCTTCTACCTTTATTGTACCATTGATTAAATGATTCAACAATAAATTCATTTCTTATAGTTTTAGATGGATATATTACTAAGTTAAATTTCTTTTGTAATGAAGTTAAAAAATCAATCTGCTTAATACCTTGTGTACCAAATGGCATATTAAGTGGTATGTTCATAATCCTACCATCTGCCGCTTGTTGAACTTGAGTAATTTCTAATGATGATTTTGGTTTACCACTAGGGTCTAATACAAATGAAAAATTATTATATGGTGCACTAAACTGGTCATACCATTGTATTCCAAAATAATAAGTACCAGGATCTAATCTAGCTGTTGAAAATTCGGTAGATATTGAATATGTTTGATTCTGTCCAGTATTACCATCCGCAAATGCTTGGAATGTATTACTGTTAAAAAATTGGTTAAAGTTTACTAATGTAGTTAATGAAGCTGTTGTTGATAATGAACCAGTATTTCTTACAATAAATTCAATAGCAGGTCCTCCAATTGAACCTGATAGTTTCAATTCTAAATTTAAAATACCTTTTAATGATGATGTTACATCTAATCTATATGATAAATTATCTCCTATTACTTCACTAGGGTCTTTTTGAATATTATACCAAGGTAAATTTGTTCCTGTATTTTGTGGAATATTTAAATCAGTTTGTCCACTTCCGGAAATAGGTGATACTTTAATTACACCAAAGTTTTCTAAATCAATTCCATTATATATTGGATATTTTAAAGCTCTATTACAAAGTAAATAAACATCATCAAATCCACCATTATCTATAAATGAAGATGAGTATGTATATCCAGCTTCTTCAAATATAGCATCCCATACTAACTTTGCTTTTATAGATGGCTTGAAATTTTGTACACTTAATCCACCTTCATTATCATCTATACCAAAAAATGGGTCACCTGAAGTATATTTCATTCTCTGTCCATACTCTGCTAATGGATACACTATATCTCCACTAAATAATTGACCGGCCCAAGAAGCAGATATATTAGCAAATGAAGATGTATGATTATATACAGATAAAGAATCTAAATCAGTAAGATAACTTCTATTAATTTCTCTAGCAAAAGAAGATACAGCTCCAAAGATAGTTACCTCATACGAATCAATAAATTTATTAGCGTATAGGTTTACTTTGTTTAATTGTAGATAACCTTGCGATAAATACAATCCACCAAAATCTAAATAAGCTGGAACTTTTATGTTGGTAGCGAATGTATCAGGATTAAATACACTAATATCATAAACATGCTCAAAGAAAGCATTGTTCTTTTTCGTACCGGGCAACGTAATCTGCCTAGTAAAATCGGCAGGTATAATACCCAAATCAAATAGACCTGTAACATTATCAGATAGCTTAATGTCTTCATCGGTAAATAAATCTAATATCTCACCATTTGCAACCAGTTGGAATTCTATTCCTTGTGTTGATATAACTCCCATATATTATAAAATTAATTTATATCCTTGTCCGTAATTGAATTCAAATGAGTATTGAATTACTTTATCTACAACTCCAGTCTTAAATACAATAGAATCAGTTGCTATGGTTATAGGCGTCAGCACTGCTGAACTTTCATTCTGAATCCAATACATTTCCTCACTAACTAATATCTGCTTTATAATATCGTTATAAGCTTCAGGAATCCAATCCGTATTTACAACTAAAGATTGTTTAGAATCTACGATATAATTGAGATTAGAACTATCTGCTGAATTGTATGAAAGGCTTGTACCAGTCCATGTACCTAATTGCGGCTGATAATCTCTTGTTGTTGTATTGAATGATTGTTTATTAACCATATCAAAGTTAAAGTAATCAAATTGACCAAATCTATTCTTCCATTTAATTCTAACATTAGGATACTTTTGCTCACACTTAAAATTAAAATAAATCGGAGTACCTAATGCAGTACTTCCATTATAAGCTTGTATGGTATAATATTCAGGTGAAGCATAAGGAAATCCAGTTTGTGCTGGAAATAAAGGAACTTGCTGTATTTGTTGTGAAGATGAAATAGATGATGATACATTAATATCAGTTGTACCTAAATCACTTACAATTCTAACTTTAGTTGGTATCTGACTTGCTACACCAGCTCCTCCAGTAAATACACCAACAGTACCTGTGTTACTATCAAAGAATGATTGTGTTACAGGTCCACTTGTCATTAAAGGCCAATGTGGAGTTGTTGTTGTTATTGATTGTCCTATTTGTTCAGGGAATACACCATATCCATCTAATCCTTTAAATGTAGCAGATTCTATGTGAGAAGATGTTACATATGCTGAACCATTATAATATCTAAAATATCCATCAATCTTAAAATACTTTACATTAGAAGGATTTTCTTCTCTAGTGTCTTGTAATGTAGAGTTTATAATTTTACTTACATCAAAGATACCAACTCTACTTGTATTTGGAAATTTTACTAATTGGTATTCAGGTATTGAGCTTGATTGTGCAGTTGTTCCATTCCAATAGTACAAATCTGCATAGTATTGAAATGATGCACTTAATACTACATCACCAGTCTCCGCTAATGTAAATATAGTAGGAGATTGTGCTAATGAGCAAGTTGCTGGAGTTTGTGTTATAGAAAGAGACATTATTAAATCTTTTCTATTTTAACCTTCAGAAACGAAAAAGTATTGGATGTTAGTTCTTTGCGAATCTTTTTAGTACAAAATCTAAAGGTTTTACTATTTCTTCTACCTTTTTATCCATCTGTCCTAATATGAATTCGTTTATATAAGATTGTAATTCTGGGTCATTTGCAGCGTATTCTGAATATCTTCTAGGTCCGTATTTGGTTGAACTTCCCTTACCTTCATGTACAAAGTACCCATATTCAGCTCCTGGAGGTGCATAATTTAAAGCTAGAACAATCTTACCTTCACTTTCTTCTTTTAACATTTTAGAAACATCATTGTAATTTCTTACTCTACTTTCTAAGTTACCTGTGATATATGCTCTTTTAAAATATTGTCCATTAACCATATAAATTGCGGCTAAATCGGCATATTTAAAAGCTATATCTTTAAGTGTTTTCATTATAATAAATTAGGAAACAAACACGTATCAGCTGCATTAAATACAACTAAATTAAATGATACAACCCAACCTGCTAATCCATTATCAAAATCATCTTTAAATGGTTGTGCTGAAGGATTACCACTAAAATCAAATGCATTTACACCTGTTCTAGTAAATGAAACCAAATCATTAACAATAGAAAGTGTATTAGCGTGTATATCAACTACATCATCAGTTCCATCAAATGGGATTGTTTGATTATTAGCTGTACCAGTTGATTCGTTATTCTTTAATTTAACTTTATCAGCAATTGTAAGTTGACAAGTGTAAACAATTTCTTTTTCTAAAAAATCAGCTTTTGATATATTAATATTTCCTAATGGATATGCTGGAAATTCTTTTGTATCAATAGAAAACATATCACCCTGTGAAACAAAGTTTAACGATGGATGATTCTTCATTATTGTTTTAAAATAATCTAATATGTTATAGTACAACGTATAGTTAGTACCAATATTATTTACTACTTCTGCTCCCATATTATTATAAGTTTAATCCACCGAAATAAGCATTGCCCATATCAGGATAGATTTGAGTTTGGTTACCTACTGATTCTAAATACTCAGGTATTTGATTTGAATATGATATTAGATAGTTCTGCATTCTTGTTGCGTAATAATCAGCGTTGTTCATACTCTTTTGTAAAAGGTAATCTACATCGTTTTTGCTTACCGCTTTTGATTGCTCTGATTCGTGTCTAACAGCACCTTCACTTTTGAATTGCACTCCAGAGAATGGAAGATATTCAACAGTTGCGTACCATATTAGCGTAGGTTTGATATGGTCATTCATCAAATCTAAATAGTATCCAGTAAATGGTGTACCTGTTTCAATATCAGCTTGTAATTTATAATACAATACAGTACCTAAAAGGTTTAGTATGTACTTCTCTTGCGCTGTTTGAATGAATGGTAACAATCTATCTGCATCTATTGAACCCTGTAAAGGAGTTCTTTTAATGATATCGTTTCTTGTTATAAATAATGCGTATGCCATGTGTTAATTAATTTTTATATACTTCGTATTGCTTTGTAAATTCAGGATTACTCATTTGTAAAACCTCTCCAGCGTTATCAATACCACTATCAACTAAATTAGCTCCATCATCCTCTGCTGTTGCTGGATTTTCCATTTGCTTATCAGTTTCATCTGCAACCTGGTCAATTGTTTTACCAGTATCTTCAGCTTGTTGTGTTAAGATAGCTAATGGAGTTAATTGTTCAAAATACAATTCAACATCTTCATAACCACCTTCACTTAATGCAGTAGTTAAAAAGTTTATAATTAGATTTTGGAACGGATTGATTGTCATAGTTTGTAAGATAGAGAATGCTGTCATCATTTCTTCAGATTGAGAACTAAAGCCGTTAGCTTGTGTTCTAATACCAAATAAAAGAGGAGATGTTACTCTATGTGCAACTAAGATTCTATCCTGTGCATATTCACTAACATATTTGTATTTATCGTGCAGATTATCAACCTGTATTGTTTCAATAGTTGGTTTTCTTTCTGGGTCATCGTTAAATGATAACATAAATCTACCAGCGTTTCTAGTGCCTGTAAATTTAGATTCAATCATATCTTCAATTGTATCTCTTTCTTCAGGAGCTGGAATACCATTGTTCATATTAACCATCACTAATGGTAAGAAACCATTCTCAATATTATTAATGTGTAAGTTAGATAATTCAGCTTCTACATAAGAGAATTGTAATGCAGATACCCAATCAGGTAATGAGTAATAGTATTTACCTGGTGTGTAATTTTTAATATAAAGAATTTCCATCTTTTCAGTTGATGTACCAAAAGCAGGAACTTTCTTTTTGTTTCTTTGTGCTTTATGGTCAGCCCAATCTACACAATAGTAATAGTTTTCAATCTTAGGATTATCGTACAACTTCTCAGCTCTTAGATTTTGAACTGGAACGTGATAGAATTTAACTACTTTACTATGGTCTGCATTCCAATAAACTTGGAAAGCTGCATTACCATATAGTTTTAAATCAAACGATACACGCTTCATTTCCTCTTGCGGAATTAACTTATCTAATATCAATTGGAATTGCTCATCTTTAGAGTACAATCCTTTACCGAATATTAAATCAGCAATACCTTCAATACAGGCAGCATTTGTTGTTGATGTTGTGAAAGCATCTGTCACATTTTGAAAGAAATCATCCGGTGCTATAATTCCAACAGGCACCCATTGATATCTTGTTTTTGTATCTTCAGTTATCACAGGTATCTCTTGCTGTGCCATGTTTACTACTGAAAAGTTTTGATTTATCTTCATATTAATCTAAAATTATGTATTCGTTATCCGTTACATTACTAATGTATATTCCTTCTAATGGAATTTGGTTTTTATATACTGGTTTATCTATTGATTGTGATTGATAGACTTGTATAGAGCCATTCCAAATACTTCCACTAACAGTATCAGTTATTGTAGCTCTATATTCATCACCAATTGATGCTGATACAATAGAAGCTGTGAATTCTAATAAGCTTTCATACGCTTTATATTTGTATGAACTAATAGAAGATGATGTATTTGCTAAAGTGTACATATTTTGTAAACTTAATCTTAGAACGCCTGAACCTGTTGGTTTAGTACGAATTGAGAATACATTACTTCCAGATATATAATAAGCTTGCATTTGGTTGTCTTTATGTTGTATTTATCTATGTATTTAACAACTTCCCAAACGATTATAGTAGGACATAAAAAAAGGGAGAACTTAGTCTCCCTTTAATATTGTCAAAATCTATACTGATTAAGCTGCGCTACCTGTTACAATAGTTGGTCTTCCGTTTCCAGTCAATGCTGCGAAAGGATTACCGAATGTTGAACCAGAGATAAATGCTGCTGGTAATTGTTCTAAACCTGTGAACGTTACTGAATAACCATAAAGGTCACCCAATGCTGCTCCTGTTTGAATTGTACCTGCTGTTACATCTGCTCCCTGAGTCTTACCTACTAATAGAGAATCTCCACTCATTGTATTAACAACGATTTGAGGTCTACCGTAAGCCATAAGCTTCAATTGAGTTGTCATTTCGTTAGTAAGTTTCTTCAAGTTAAGAACTAATTCTTGAGAGAAGAAAGTTGTACCGTTATCACGAGATGAATTAACAGTTTCAGTATAGCTTGAATTTCCTTTCAAATCATAGTAGTATACTGTACTACCTGAAGGGAAAGCGGTGATTTCACCTGATGCGTTAGTAGTGAATGAAGCTGTTGTATAGTTTAAGAAGTAAACGCCGGTTAAACCGCCTACACTCTCTTTACAAGGTTCATTTCTACCTGCTGATAAATTACAAGGCATATTCTTAGTTTTTTAAATTTGTTAATTTGTTTTTTGAGTAAAGGGAGATATGGTTAATCTCCCTATTACTTACTCAATTAATAGTTTTTGTATATAGCGATGTCAGAACCGATACCATATTGTGTACCAGC